ACTATTTCTGTAACTTCGGCTGTGTTACTACTGATAGTTAAATCTTATCAATATCAAATATTTTTTTTATATTTGCGATATATTTTATTTTTCCATCGAAATGTACAAAGGTTTAATTTTGCACGAGATGAAATTTATCGTAACACATTTGGTTCTCAAAGATGGCAAGAAATGGGACAACGTATGAGTAATAAGCTTAAACATCCCAAATTTTTTATAGCAATTGCTGCTTCTTTACCTGCGGTGTATGCTATTTATAAAAGTTTAGGCAAACTCACTCCTCAAGGAGGAATATCTAATGAAGTAGGTAAGAAGCCAATTGCTGAATTAAATGGTCGTGAGAATGTTTGGTACAATAATGCTATGGATTTGAGTCCAGCAAATTTCTCTCGTGAAAGTTCATCATCGAAAAATATAGAATTTACTGAGTTTTGCAGTAAGATAAACAAAAATTTAATTTTAACAAAAGTTCATATTACCGAAAAGAAGCATAAAGTTTTGGGTCGTATGTTGTGTTTAGGTGGTCATATATATTTGACGAATAATCATAATATTCCAAAACTAGATACTAGCACGCATATGGATATTATATGTGATTCAAATACTGGTTTAGGTCAGAATATGAAAATAGTATTGAGTGAATCGGATATACATAGAATACCTGAAAAAGATATAGCATTTGTTACTATTCGAGAATTACCTCCTCGAAAAAAGATTATCCAATTTTTCCAACTTGGTGAGAGTAATGGTATATTTAATGGTGCTTATGTAGCTATGGATGATGACGGTAAAGATGATTTTAATGCAGTAAAGAAGATTAAATTATGTAGTGAGAGACGTTTTCTCTTTAAAGAGCATAATATCGATGCTAAAAATTCAGTTTGGAGAGGATTTGCTAATAGAGAAACTAGATTTGGTGAGTGTGGTTCACCACTTATTATACAAAGTTCGTATGGATATAGTATAGTAGGTTTACATTACCTATCTAGTGAAGCTGATGGTAAGGAAGTATATGCGAATAACATTGATGGAAAATTTGTTCGTGATATTTATGAAAGTTTGAATCCTTATAATGTTGAATCTGGTTCTTTTGATTTGGTTTCTGCTCCCTCTTCTGAGCGTAAAGTTACTGATTTACATAAAAAATCAGTTTTTAGATATATTGATCAAGGTAATGTGCAAATATATGGTTCATTTACTGGTTTTAGAGGAAAAGGAAACTCTACTGTTGTGAATACCCCAATGTCTTATCAACTATCAAATAAAGGTTATAATATAAAGTTTTGTAAACCAGAGATGAAATCTTGGGTTCCATGGCACATAGCTGCAAAAGGTCTTTTAGAACCTATACATGAGTTTGATACTGGAATACTAAATGAGTGTAGTAAAAGTTACATTCTGAATGTCATTTCCAATATCAATGTAGACGATTTGAAAGAACAGTTAATCGTTCTAGATAATTTTACTGCTATAAATGGTGCACAAGTAGCTTATATTGATAAGATCAATAGAAATACCAGTGCAGGAAATCCATGGAAGAAAAGTAAAAAATATTTCCTTACAAATGTTGCACCATTACATGGTATGAACGATCCTGTTGAAGTAGATGATGAGATAATGGATAGAGTCGATATAATTATTGAAACATATTTATCCAATAAACGTTGTCACCCGAATTTCTGTGCTCATCTTAAAGACGAACCAGTTAAATTTAAGAAAGCTAAAATCGGAAAAACGCGTGTTTTTACAGGAGCTCCATTTGATTGGTGTATCGTCGTACGAAAATATTTATTATCATTTACACGATTTATGCAAAATAATAGATTAGCTTTTGAAGCTGCTGTTGGTACTATTGCACAGTCCTTGGAGTGGCAGGAATTGTACGATTATATTATCATACATGGTGAGAATAGAATTGTAGCAGGAGATTACGCAGCTTTTGATAAGAAAATGAGTCCTAAAGAAATTTTACTTGTCTTTGATATAATCATTTATTTCTGTGAATTATCAGGCAATTATAATTCTGATGATATTAAGGTTATTCGTGGTATAGCAGAAGATACTGCGTTTGCATTGGTTGATTTCAATGGCGATTTAATATCTCTTTTTGGATCTAATCCATCTGGTAATCCTTTAACTGTTATTATCAACAGTATAGTGAACTCTTTAAGAATGAGATATGTTTATTTCATATTAAACCCGCAAGATAATGTTTTAGGTTTTAATGAAAATGTGAGTTTAATGACATATGGTGATGATAATATTATGTCTGTTAGTGCTCAATGTGATTGGTTTAATCACACCTCTATTGCTGAATCTTTTTTAAATTTAGGAATAGAATATACAATGGCTGATAAAGAAGCTAAAAGTGTACCCTTTATAAATATATCTAATGCTTCTTTTTTAAAAAGAACGTGGTCATACGATTCTAATATTGGTTGTATGTTAGCTCCATTAGAGCATGATTCTATAGAAAAAATGCTCATGGTATGGAATGCTTCTAAATCAATTACAGAAGAAGCTCAAGGTATTGCTGTTATCAGTACAGCAGTAAGAGAATATTTCTTTTATGGTAAAACTGAATTTGAGAGTAAATCTAAATTACTCAAAGACCTAGTATCTGATTTAAATTGGGATTTATGGGTTGAAGACTCAACTTTCCCAAATTATGATGAATTAGTTACTAATTTTATAAATAATTCACGTAGATGTAAATCTTATAGTGATTATTTTATCTGAAGGTTATTTATTAATTTCAACCTTTTAAAAATATGTGGTATCGTCCTCCACATATCTAGATTAAGAAATTTCAAACTCACAAGTGAAGCACTTGTGTGCACGAGGATGCTGATGTATATATGTATCGTTCGTACATTTGTCGTAGTACGAGTATATTGGCTGGGACTGATAGCTATAAGTCCACTTTTTGTTGTAAAGTCGTGTGATAGCAAGTTATAATTTATGTGTAATTTTCAAAATTATTCGTTTCAAAATAAAGTTAAGAATCTTCAAAATTCTAAAATGGTCCCGCAAGTTTTTAGAAGCAAATCTAAAAATTTTACAGGCCCTTGCTGCAGTTGTGACTGTTATAGTAAATATATATCAAGTGGTTATTTAGTTGACTACATGT